TGCTTGTAATGTTTGTTGTGTCGGATATAAACAATCCTACAGTAAAAGTATCCCTCGTATAACCCACATTATTCCTCAACTCAACATACCAAGTACCACCACTTGCAGAAATTAACCCATTGGTGTAGATGTTGTTTCGGGTGAATGTATCTACCAATCGTGTTGCTGCGGCATTGGTTGTATCTATCCAAGTTGTTGCGTATGCACCAAGTTCCACTTGTGCGGCTGCTATGCGAATAGTGAAATCGTAAGTGTTGCCGATGGTTACAAATGCATTAATCGCATTATTTATTCGTGCCGTTGAAGCGTTAGTATTGGTTCTTGTAAATATATTTCGAGTTAGAGTTGATGATATTGTAATTGTTTGGATATTGGTAGCCAGATTAGCACCCAAACTATCTCTTTCTGAAAGTATATTTGCTAATGAATTAGCAGGTGAAGGTGCAGCAATTTCTTTAACCCAAAAAGAACTTGTCCAAGTTTGCCCGTTGGATGCTACAATTTGTGTAGTTGTTTCAAATCTAATTTGACTACTTGTAGCGGTTGCCGTTCCACTAAATTGAACATCAATGTAAGGCAATCCATTTTCAGTGCCAATACCGACAACAGTTTGTGTTAATCCTGCTGTTGCTGTTGTCCAGTTAGTCGGCAAAGTACTTGGTGAAGTACTCGCACCTTGCATCGTAGAATTACGCAAACTATTCGTCCTCTGCGGTTCTAACAACAATGCAGGGCAACTACCATACATATAGGATAATCGTGGTACGTTAGCAGCAACACTACCAATATTGCCATCGGATTGCGTTCTATTTGCTACACTATTTCTTGACCACGTTAAATCGCCGTTGCCATTGGCGGGTAATTCAGCATAGACAACACCTGCTTTGTAACCGCTTGGGATTAATAATAATGATGCGGATTGCAATAATGATGATGCAGCCGCTACGCATTCCAACGACTCAATAGTTCCACCATCGGCAATCACACGGGATGAATAACCGTTTTGAAATTGCCCATATCTTTGGCGATTTAAACCTACGCCAACGCCTATTAGTGGCATATTAATAAGCTATTACAGATCCTGAAGATATTACAAATCCGGTAATTTCAAACCCCTTACCTGCTGGTAAGAATGTACCTGCTTTTATTGTTATTCCAGAAAGGCCGCGCGCAGTTAATACGTTAGTGCCACTTGCTTCGTTATTCCCTTTTACAGTAAAAGAAGTAAAAACGCAGTCAACATGTACAACTAATGAATCGTATGTAACATTGGTTACGGTTTCTGCGCCGTGATATTTAAAACCTTGACCGCCAACGGCGATATCTGCACTAGGATTGCTCATAATTTCAAATATAATACAAATAAAAAATACATAAGTTAACAACTATACCTTGCCAACTATAAACCATTTGCTTCCGTCGCTCATAACTGTTTTGCTCTCGTACTTACTGCTAATCGTAGTGGTGGCGCTGTCGTTTATTAGGAACGTTCCGGCGTCAATAGTTACAGTATGGTTGCTGTTTGTCTTAATAAATATATATTTCTTTCCACGCGATTCGTCAGCATCGGGTAAATTTACTACCACGTTGCCGTCCTGAGAATCGCAAATAACAAGCTCGTAACCATTCGTAAGCGTATGCGTCCCAACTGTGTAACTGATTGGTGCGCCATGTTCCTGCAGGTGCCAAACAACTTGCTCGGTGCTGTCGTCATATCTTAACTGCGTTTCCCATATTATATTCTGCGTTGGCTGCGCTGTTGGTGCGCCGTCGGCTTCGTTAACCAGGTATTCCAAAAACGTTGCAGGTTGGTGGCTTATTGCAGATTGGTAGTTGTTTACTTGGGTTTCAATCAAATTTACACGATCGCGCAAAATATCGCCCTGCTCGTTACTGATTCTCAAGCCCTCGCCTGTCGTTGTGGTATTGGTGTACACCGGAGCCACTCCTAACCATTCGCCCTCCCACGTGTCAAACCTTGGGTTAAACGATACGCCGTTTAAAACCCAAACATAGTTATCAAAATACAAGGATTTCATTAGATGGTAGCTACCTGAATCTATCCAGGTACCTCGAACCACGGGCATGAAGTCCGCATATAAGGACGACAATCCCACGCCTAACATTTTAGTGACGGTGCCTTTCGTTACCGAATCCCAACCGCCATAGAACTCATCCGCAATAACGTACTTAGTCCCATCGTTAGCCCATATATTACCTATTCCATATTTGTTGCCGCTGTAATAGTACTTAGGATTAATCTGCACTTGTGTGCTGTTTACTGAATTACTAGTGTTGGGTGTGAAATCTTCCGAAATATTCCAAACAAAATCGGGATTTTGGTAGTCGCTAGTTTCGGCAAATGCCACCTGAATACTGCCCCAATAGCTTACGTTAAACGCCGCAGGTGTACTCCATGTGCTTGTTTGTTTTGCAGGTCGCAATAACTTGGGTAAGTTGTTTTGATACAGCAAGCTAATTAACGTTTGCACGCTGTCAATTTTTACCTTCAAAATATTAAATCCTGCTGGCGGTGTGGTGCATTGCATTTCAAACTTATACGTCACCCAACTACCTTGCATCTGCGTAACTCTAACTTTCTCCACTCCATTTGGTACGCTAGTCGCTGTTATCCAATAGCCGTCGCCGTTTAATATCTTAATACCGCCCAATCCATCTTCAAGCCATATCTTTAATTTATATTCATAATCTACGCGAGCATCATTCTGCACCGCTGGGAAGTTGGATTTAACAACTACCTTGATTTTCAAGGGTGCCGCGTCGGGGGTGCTGCCTGTTGGAATTTCTGTAAACTCTGCCTCTAGTGCTGACGTGCTTTTGTTTGGCCGTGTCCGAAATACTGTTGCGGCGTTTATGCGCTCAGTGTCAACTGTCAATAATTTAACAGCAGGCTGATAGTACAATGACGGCTTAGCTGCCCATTGCGGCCGCGCTGGTAGCGTTCCAAGTTGCTGCCTGTGCGTAAGCGTTCCCGTGCCTTGGTAGTTGGCTGTGTAATTATAGCGGCGATACGGAAGCGTTACATCCTTATAGCTCGAAGCATCGTAGAACCAATAGCCACCCTCCGCGTGAATAAAACGACAACCAAAAATCTGCATCACCTGCTCTAATGCTTCTTTGCAGGTTATCATGTTCAAATCGTAATACCAATTTGCTGCAAGGTCAATTGCCTTCACGTCTTGAAACGGATCGTAATCCTCAAGGAAAGTGTTAATATTAACTCGCAGCATATCAAACCCCTTACGTGTTGCATCGGCTGCATACATGCTCATTGCATCAAATAGGTAATAATCTGATTTACCTAAGTACGGCCAATAATCGTGCAGGTCCAATTCGTGTAGGCAATTTCTTACCAATACGTTTACCTGAATATTGTCCGAACTAAACCAACTAGCCTTAACGTTATAACCGTCTAACAACTCCAAGCCATCCACGGCCGTTAGTTTAATAATCGGCTTGCTGTCCAACGATTCGCGTAGTCGCGTCATTTGGTCGGCAATAATACGGCCTACAAAAAACAAATCACTACCACGCCATACTACCATAGTCCAGTAGGTTTCCGCCTCCGTCTGCAACGCAAGGAAATCCGATAGTACCGTACTATTTGGCATAACAAATTCAGCGGTTATACGGCTAGCCAATACTTGAGAATCCCACCACTTATTGCCCTCTCCGTCGCGCTCTAGGCTAAATCCATCAGTCGCTAGTTTTAGCTCAGTCCCTGCCGTAGTGCTGCCCGTTGGCGCGTCGTGTATCTCTACCTTGTAGGTAATGTTATTAATGCTTTTAAAGCTTCCGTAGTATTTCCGTGCCATTATCCCCGTGAGTAATCGTTGTTATGTCTGTGTAAAACTATCGCCAAATCGCGGCCGCTAATATGCGTGCTTGCTATAAATCCGCCATCGCCTCCGCTTGGTGTAATTAAATCGCGTAATTTATCCAACGGCGCAATAACTTCCGGGTTACTTCTAGCCCCTGGATATTCTCCCATAAGTCCGAGCGTTGGTCCGTAAACGATACCACCATCGGCAAATTTCTCAAACTCAGGTCCTTTCTTCAATTGTGCTGTAATTATCGCGGAACCTGCAACCAACGCAACACCTGCCGCAGCGGCTGCCATAGGGTTTGCCAGAATTAATTTTTGGAATGCATCCGAAGCAATTGCCGTGGTAATTAATGCCGAACCAAAAGCCTTCATAAATTGAGCAATCGAAGCTAGTGCGGCCTTACCAAATTTTTCAAACGCGCCCTGTTCGCCTGCAATCATTTCTCCGATTGCAGTACCTAACGCCGTCAAACTATCCTCAATCAAACTCTCAAACGCGCTGTCAATTGCGTTGCGCATATTCTCCAAGTCCTTAATAAAACTAGTGTATTCCGTCTGCGTTTGTATTTTTAGCTGTATGGGCTTCTTAGATATTTCTTTTTCGACTTGCTGCAAACTATTTGTAATTTGCAAACCCATGCTTTTGACCGTTTCGGGTTTCATAGGGGTAGTGCTTGCCGCTTGGCCGAATCCGTTTATTATAGCGCTATAGGCTTTACTTCCAAATTGTTGGTAAACCTTATGCGCAAACTCTACAGTTTCTTGAATTTTTGCCTTTTCTTTTTCCGCTGCTTCCGCTAGTGCCGCCGCTCTTTTCTTATGCGCGTCTACTATATTCTCAGTGATTAAATCCTCTTTACGCTTAGATAAATTAATAATATTGCTATTAAGTTCTATCCATCTATCAGAGTATTTTTTCTCCTCTCCAAGTTGCTTAGTCCGTGATGCGATCGTGTCCTCTATGGCTTTTATCTCAGCGTCACGAAGCGCCTTATCCGTTAACCCTTTACGCTTAGCGTTGGTTATTTGCCTGTTAATTATTTCGTCATCAAATGCCCGTATTGCGTCGCCAGTTTCCTTGGCTTTCTTTTTCTGTAATTCGTAAAATTCGTCTGTGTATTTTGAAGCGTACTGGGTTTCCTTGCTTATCTTATTAAATATATATGCAATAGCCGCAATACCTGCAATGACTGCACCAGCGGCGGTAGCTACCAATGCAGCATTATAAGCACGGGCGGCAAGTGTGGCCTGCCCCATTACAAACGTTTCAACTTTTTGAGCGGCTGTTTTTACCCCCACTACTAGCGCGCTCTCCGCTTGTAATGCGTTTTGTATTGTTTGCAAGGAATTTAACAAAACCATAACCCCCTGAAGCTTAGCCATGGTTTTCTGCAAATCCTCGTTTTCAATCCCAAGTGCAGCCATTGAACCCTCGACAACTCCAAACCCTGCGGCCATTGCTTGCGCTCCACCAATTAACGCATCAAGCCTGCGCGTGTCGCTGGCAAAATATCCAATCTCCGCGCGCGTGTCGCCAATTTCGTCCTGCATTTTACCCGCGGCCTTTACAAATTGGTCAGCCATTGCCGCAAACTCCGGCCCCATTGCACGGGCTTCGATTGCCATAGTTTGCAATTGCTTTACAACTCTAGCCGTCGGCTTGCTATTCGCTAGCGTGTTTAATCGGTCTTGAATATCTTTAGCGGCCTTTGCTACATCGGCCGTCATCTCCTTGCCGCCATCGGC